GATCAACGTTGATGCCGTTTCTACCTGAGTTTCTGACAAACCGATAAGTCTGACTCAAGCTCGGGTGCGCTATTTCAACGCACTCGAATTGAATTAAACATGAGTCAGCATTAAGGAAGAACTCAATAAATTGTTGACTAGGCATTACTCAACTAACCCCATAAGTACCGGTGCCTGAGAAGGTGTTATTTGTGAACTGGTAATGTTTGGTGGCGAGATTAAAGCAATGTTGAACGTGTTCAAATGTCTGAAAGCCGATATAACTAGCGGGGTTTCTGGTTTGACGATGTAATCCACGATTGGCGGCGGTGTTAGATTCAGACCCAAGATTTCGCAATCTTCAGTCACGTTCTGGTCTTGAGGTATGACTTCCAGCTTAGCCTGAATGATGAACCTTTCACCGCTTTGGGACGCTAATTTCCAAGAGTTATTGATGATTCGAGCTTCATATTCTTCGATCTCGCAATAGTCCATCCATAAGTCGATCAAGAACGGTTTGGTGCCGAACTCAGTCCCTTTTCGATAGAAGGCGCCCATGTATTTGTACTGCTGAAGATTAAGGCTCCACTGAACGTTAACAATGTGGGCAGCATTCTCCAAGTCCTTTCGAACTCGGGAAAACCCACCATCAAGTTTGACTTCAATATTCGTCATACCTTGATCTTCGGAGTACCGAGCTTGATCGGGTCGGTATCGTATTTTTAACATTACGCACGTCTCCTTTCAGCCGTGGTGTTAGATGACAAAGAGCTTGATACCGAGCTGTTAGGGTTGGCTAATTCGCCAGCCACTAAATCAGGTACGTTATTTCTAATTGAGTTTTCAGCTTCTTGTCTGGCTATGATTCTGATTCGATCATCTTGATCTTGGGTTACTTCAAACTCAGCTCCAGCGATGTTGTTTTCAATCACCACGTCAATGTTGTTCATCATCCCGCCGTTAGCTGCTGGGGCGTTTGATGGTGCAACTTGGCGCAATCTTGATAAATCCACACTGGGGCTTAAATTTGAATTTCTTAGAGCTGATTGAGCATCGAAACCTCTGTTCATAGCTTCAAGTAAACCTCGGTTGCGAGCTGTGTTTTGAGCATTTACCACAAACTCTTGACCGTGAACAACACCTGCTACTCGGTTTGTCGCAACATTGCCCGTGAACCCACCCTCTTGGAAGCTTCCACTACCAAAGGCTGCGTTAGCTTTAGCGCTAGTTGCGGCAATTCCCGCAATAGCCGGTATAGAGTTAGCTCCGAAAGATGCCAGTGATGCCGCCGCCGCCGCCGGTGTATAAGCTTGAGCCAAAGCCTTACCTGTTGCCGTCCCGATTGCTTTAGTCGTAACCATTGAGCCTACGGCTAGTGCGGTATTAGTCAAAATGTTTTTTCTGTTTTCTCGGGCTGCTTCAGATTGTTTCTTGTTTAAATCTTCAATATCTAATTTGAATATTTTTGTTAAGGCTTTGTTGACCAAGAATTGAATACCCAACTGAACGAATGAAGAAAGTATTTGCTTCAATACATTTTTACCAAGGTCGCTAAGAGTTTCTTTAAATGAAGTGAATGCTCCATCAGCAGATTTGCCTGTTAGTAATGCCTGAGTCTGCATCAAAAGTAAATCAGCCGTAGCGCTACCAATTCCTTGAGATATATTGCTGAAAGCATTAATACCTATTTGCCTAACTTCTTCCATACTAACTTTAAACTGTTCTATGAAAGCGAAAGCTGCTTGCTGCTGCTCAGTTCCGAAAAGTTCAATTTTCAAACCAAGCTCTTCATTTCCTAATTGTTGTTGAAGCTCTAGGAATTTATTTTGACCGATTAATCCATCCTCACGAGCTTTGTTTAAAGCTTCCATCTCACCTCGGATTTCAGCTAATGCGCCAACACCGCTAGACCTTAAGGTTTCATAAAAATTATCCCTAGCCTCGTCACCTTGAATCTCATTTCTTAATTCGTCTATTTTTTGCCTTGTTGAATCCAAACCTGTAGCTTCAAATTCGAGTTCCAATTTCTCTAATTCAAGTTCACTAATTTCCTTCTTAAATTGTCTTGCGGTTATTATTTTATCTTTGAATGCTTGATTTAAAGCTTTAGACCTATCTTGAATTTTGATAAAAGAATCTATAGCGGTATTAGCTATATCTTCATATTCTTTTTCAAATCCAGATAGTTCTGGTATTTTAGGTATTTCGGGTATTTCAATTTTAGGTAAATTTTTACCAATATTGTTTAAATCGTCACCTTTTAAAACAACTTCTAGCTCTAGTTTTCTTTTTTCTAATTTATCGAGCATGGAATTTATTTGACCTTCTGTACCCTCAATGTTTGGTGAGGCTAAATCCTTTATCTTTTGATTTATTTCATCAAGCTCAGTTTTTGTTTTCTTAAATTCTTTGTTTAATTCTTTTACACCATCACTCACAATAGGCTTATTTATAGCTTTTCTTAAACCATCTACAGACTTAGCTGTTGCATTAGTTGATGCGGTTGCTAGCTCACCCGCCTTTTCCCAGTCCTCAGCAACACCAATGAAAGCTAGGAATTTATTTGCCGCTGAAGATAAAGATGATGTTAATTTTTCAGAAGCTTCAGGGAAAGCCTTCATAAGCTCTTGAGTTATTTTAAAACTAGCTGTAAATATTGCGAATACTGCAACAAGTCTTCTTACTACTAGAAGTAATCCAGTGAACGATAATGTTACTCCTTGAATTAGTACAGTTAATCCTGTAAACGTTGCTAAGGACTGACTTGCTACAATAAAGCTTGAGCTTAGAGATATTACTACATTTACAAAAGACCTTAATGCTAGAGCAGAAAGAACAGTCCCAAGTGCAATAAAACCTATTTTAAGAATTTCAACATTTTCAGAAAGACTTAATATTGCCCCTGAAAGCAATTTAGTTAAATTTCTACCGTCAGACATAGACTTTAATATATTGTTTCTCAATATGTTTAAAGATTGTCCTACTGTTACCGTAGTACTGTTAAATTCTTTATCGACAACATTAGATAACTCTACTAGAGCTTCAGCCATTGTGTTAGTGGTAATTTTTCCCAATGGGGCTAGATTCAACAGCTCACCTGATGTAACGTTTAGTGATTTGGCTAATTGATCTACGAATAAAGGTGCGTTCTCCATAACTGAACGAAATTCGTCACCGTCCAATTTACCTTTGTTAAATGCTTGGGATAGCTGTAATAATGCTGATGATGTTTCACCCGTAGTTGCACCGCTTAAAGCAAGGGCTTTGGTGATGGCTTCGGTTCCAGCTAGAGCTTCAGCTTGAGAAAATCCAATCTCTTTGAAAGCCCTATCAATTCTGAAAAATGTTTTTGAAAAATCATTTACACCAACACGAGCACGGTTGGCCGATTCAAAAATACCATCAAACAAAGCTTCTGAGTTTCCAGATATGTTGGGATCGCTGAAGAAGCTAATTCTGTTTTCTAACGATACTATTTCATCAGAAAGCCTAGATGTTTGGGATATTAACTCTGAGAAACTTATCCCCAAGGCACCAATTGATATTGCGCTTGATGCAATGGAGCTATTGAAGTTGTTCAAAGAGCCTGAGTTGGTATTAACCGTAGCGTTCAACTGATGGAGCTGTCTTATAAGCTCATGGGTTCCTTGAACCGCTCTACGTTGATTTCGAGCTAAGCTACTCATGCGATTTTCTAATCGCTCAAGGCTTCCTGCTGCACCAACAGCTCTGTTCTCAATAACATCCAATGTTCTACCGATTGATTGGTCGATGGCATTCCTTATGCGAATAGTAATATCAGCCATATTTAAAACCTAACTTGAATGTTTCGAGCTATGGGGTGTAGCGCTATCGTTTTCTCGATGAAGCCCGCCTCAGCTTGTGGGGATATACCATCAATATTTAAACGGTCTAAATGTTTAGCGTTATTGAATATGATGATGGTGTCTCTTCTTTTTCGAGAGCTGAGTATTTGCCTAGCTTTAGCGATACCCACTTGAATACTGGCTTCTTTTGATGAGCCTGCAATGCCTCTAACGTTTGGGCTTATTGCCGAAGATGGAGCAGTGTTCAATGAAACACGCCAATTAGATAATGCTTCTGAGGTGTCAACGGGAGTAGCTCTCATTAGAGCTTCTAGTAGCTTGATAACGTCGTTATCAACTTGGGTGGAGATTCGGTTAATGCCACGATCAACCCGCCTCCTTAAAGCTCTTCCAAGTTGGCGAAGTCGATTGAATGGCATAACTTTTACCTTTTACGTTTACCCTTTTTGGGAGGGGTTTTAGCTTTTTGCTTCTTTTCCATTATCTTCATATATTCGGAGTCCATTGGCGGTATAACTGATAGAAGCATTTCAAACTGTTCAGAACTCAAATTATTTATCATGGAGTAATTAACCATATCGAAATAACTGATTGGCATTGCGCCATACGGTGAATTACGACAACTGCTTAAATCCATGAAGGCTTGAAGGTAAAGCTCATTGCCAAGTTCAAGTTCTGGTGCATTTTCAATCCTTTCCGGTAAACGTCGCTTCATCCTTGAAGCCATTTGAGCGATTTGGTGTTCGTGCTCACCCATTTCCAAGTGATACACCAACACCTCAGTTAGTTTTTTGCAACTTCCTCTGCCGTGGCTTCAGAGTAGTTGGCCATGTTCTGGGCTTGCTCAGTCAGGTCGGCGTAAAGGTCTGGTAAATCTGTGAATAACTTTTTAGCGTTCTCGATTGTGAAGGCTAAAGATTCATCGTTTTCATCAGTAACGCCGCGCCAGTCTTTCAATACTGCTAAGCAAAAAACGTCTAACTGGATACTTTCAGCCTGCTCATTGCTGAGAGTATTTAAGCGCATTGAGCTTTTATTCTTGCGTGCAACTTCTTCCATTAGTCGCACATATTCCTTGTTACCTTTGCTCATTCTGGCTAGCTTGAAGCCAACTTTCTCTTCGCCACCAAAGTCGTAGTTAATCCAAACACCTTCTTCAACCAATGATTGATTTTGCTTAAATGCAGAATATAAACTCATGTGCCTAATACTCCTTAACTTGTGGGCATTGCCACGGTAGGTAAATATGCAAATTTCGAATAACTCAGAGTGTAACCCTTGTCGTTTTCGAACGCCGTGTTTTCTAATGGAATAGTGATTGGTGAATCTTTTTCGATATTCAATCGACCATCAGATAATGACATCAACGGTATGTCATAGATTAGACCAGCATTGTCGTTGGCTAAAATGACGTTAAAGGTTACATCTGAATTGTTACGAACAGCTTTAATCGCTGTGACGTTATCAAAGTAGACAGTTACTTCACCACCAACTTCAAAATCGCCAGCGTTTACATCAAATGCACCCAAAGTTCCGATAGCCTTGGTTGGCTCAACACCGTTGGAAATGGTTAACGTGCCTTCGGTGACGAACGCGAAAAGGTCAGGGCTTGCGACGTTGTTCGGGTCATCAATGGCCATACGAATACGGAAAACGTTTGATGAGGTGTTGATCGCCTCTTCGCAAACATTGGTTACACGAGTACCAGTTTTAATACCCTCTGTACCAGTACGACATTCGGTATCCAAACCCATGAAATTCATGTCCGCCATCAGCTTGTCAGCAGTGTTGAAGTTCAAAGTGAACTCATTGGGAGTTGCGCCAATAAGATATTCTGACTGAATGCCGTTACCGTCATCCCCAAGCTGGCGTTCGAACTGGAAGGTGCAACGTTCGATGGTGTCACAGGTATTGCGGTTATACAGGTAGTCACCGTAGAAGATGCGAATATCTTGTCCTGCGCCTGACTCAGTGGTTGCCGTGATGGTCAGCTCTTCCAAGTTCAAAGCGTTAGTCGTAATCGCCGCTACACGAGCATAGAATGCTCCGTTAGTGGTGAATCGAGTAGTAGCCGCATCCCCGCCGACAAAAATCCATTGACCAACGCTCAAACCTAAGGCGGTGAAGTCAGTAGCGGTGGATGTCAGTTGTACCAAAGTGGCCGAAGCTGTCAGGTTAACGTCACCGGTAGCCAACTCGACACCAACTTTCTTCAAAGCCGAAGTTGCTGCTGGAGCTACGTCATCGACAACAGCACCGTCAACTTCAACACTACCTGCTGTGACCGTGGTCAAGCGGAACAAACCGTCGTTAGCAGGATCGTTATTACCGCTGGAAAGAACCAAGTCATCTACAGCAAATACATCAAGACCGGAGGCCGCCTGAAAGGTTGAGGTGCCGTTATCAATCGTGGTGATGGTGACATCGACGACATCATCAATACCCACAGTGTGGGCAGTCTCAACGTAAGGTGCGAAGAAGAATCCGCCAAGCAATTCATCAATATTGTTTTGAGTTTGGTCAATGTTAAAGCCGCCTGAAGCATCAAGATCGGTAACAGTGCCTTTCTTACGTTGACGACCTTCGTTGATTGGTTCACGAGCCACGTTGGTGATCTCAGCGCCAAAATCTTCATAGCTGTTAGGTTCTAAGGACTTCCATACTGGGGTAGTCGGTAAAACGCCGATTGTTTCTTCTTTGGCGTAATGTAACGCCGTGCAATTCGAATCAATGGTGTTAGCCATTTTTAAACCTCATCATACTCATAGGAAACCATGACACCTATTTTTAGCCAATCCTCTTCAGGTTTCATTTCAACAATTTTTGATTCTCTGAAGAAGATGCCATTAGCGTCAGTGCGAAAACGATCCTTATAGGATTGGGCGAGTTCCCTACTCTTTCTACCACCTGAAACATCATGTTTCGTGGCAAATATTGTGATCATCAGGATACCGGTGGCTCGGAAGCAAGATTCACCTGTCGTGTTTTTACCGATTGTCCTTCTGGTATCGCTGGTAGTTTCTTGGGCTACTTGAACCCAAAAACGGTGAACGTTTGGTTTTGTCTCACCGTCAACATCCCACCACCTGATTTCTGGCTCATATCCTATGATCGCCGGTGAGACTGATTGATGATGGGAGTATAAGTGATCGAATATGTTATCAATCGCTTCAAGATAATTGGAAACTGGCATTAACTGATACTCGCTTTAATCTCATAGAGTATTACTTCTCCATTGGGATTAATTTCATCAACTCGGTTGATTACAACTTCCGTGCCTGATAAGCGTATTATGGTATCTTTAACCCTTGGTATAAAGCCCTGATACCATAGGTATATTATCGTGTTACCTTTTGTTACGTTTTCATTTAACCTATTACGCTCAGTTTCCCTGTTTTTAAAATCATCAGGTAGGAATACCATTCTGATGTTTGGTATCGGCGGAGTACCGGCATCGGTAACAATCCAAGGTTTGGTGGGATCGGCTATAGCGTTGTTCAATGGGTTGTAAGTTGTGAGTTCGCCGTATTTGGTAATTAGTCTTTCAGCTAATGCTATCTGATTATCGAAAACACCCATGATCACCTCACAACTTTACAAGAGTTCCCAAAATTACTAACAAGTAATTGTTTAATCATATTGTCAGCCTTCGGGAATGATGGCCAAGGTGTATTAGAAGAGTTACCAGTGCCGTCATTGTAAACACGCTCTTCTCTAAGTGGGCCAACAGTATCTACTGTTTTAATAACTTCTCCACTAGGAACACCTTCCCTTAGAGGTGTGTTAAACAAGCTTCCTCTGTCCCTATAAACCCTTGCCAGCTCAGCTATGGCTGATTTTAAAATGTCTGGAACTGGGTCTTCAGCCGTATCGCAATTTTTTATGTAAACGTCTTCTCTTGGGAAAAGAAGTCTTTGTGTTTCAGTGAGCGGGCTTCCTTTAATCTTCCCACAATAGCGAACGTCAAAATACTCCGTTGCCACCATCAGAGCTTCTTCTTTCTCAGCTTGGGTGTATGTTAGCCAAGTAGCGGATGGTAATACCAAATTATCGGCTTCAGCTTCCGTGATATACGAGGTGGCACTAGCTAATCCGGTGCCGTCCTCAACTATGAATGTGGGCATGTATCACCTCAATAAAATATCCATCCGAAAAAACGGACTGAGTAATAAAGTAAATAAGCTTCAGCTTTTAACCAGAATCGACCTTTAGCTTTGGTGAGCATTATTGCTAAAAAATCCTCATCGGCTTGCTTACGGCTAATAATCTTGTTCTTGTAATCTTCGTCATGGATAGCGCAAGCTTCGTTGTAATTCTGACTTAGAATTACACGTAACCATTTTGGAAATTGTTTTGTGCCGCAACGATCTTTTGAATGATTCATGATAAGTAAACTACGTCCCCTGTGATTTGATAAAGAATAGAGTTTTTAACGTTAATGTTAATGTTCGGATCATCGAAGCGTGGAACTTCAATATCCAAAATTGCTAAAATTGTCGGGTCAGTTTCATTTATAACGGCGTTTTCAAAATCTTTAGAACCTGACTCTTTGTAAAGCAATTGCTCATCATGATAATGATTAAATACCGTCATAATTTGAGGTTCGATGACTGTTCCTTTTGCACCGGCTATTAAGAAATCAAGCTGCCTTTCTCGTCTTCCTCTTAAAACAGTTTCAGCTTCAATCTTATTAAATTCCCTAGCAATTTCAGTTTTACTTAGACCTATAGTTCCGTCTTCCTTGTACCAGTCAAATTGTATTTGAATACCTATTAAATTGGTGTTGGCATCAACAACATCTGAGAATGTTTTTTTAACGGCTAATTTATCGTCATACTCATCGACATATGTTGATTCATGTTTTCGACCTCTACTATAAGATGGCCCTACTTTACGAAAACCTAAAATGCTGAAGTCAGAAATTAAAGGGTTTGCGTTTTCTGGTAGTTTTCTGAATACGACTAACTTTCTAGCGTCGAGGTCATGAGAATTGGTGCCAATATCATATGAGCTTAATTGTGGGTAGTTCAATACCGCCCTGTCCCATACCCAACCTTCAATAACATAATCAGAGCCATCGACATAACCAAAATTAGGAGGAAATCCTAATACTAACTCCAAGGCATCTTTTTGCGCTTGATCTAAACAATAATTCGCCATTAGCTAATTCTCCTTACTGATACATTCGAGCTTCCAGATAAAGCCATCGTTACGGTGCCACTTCTACCCTCCCTCCTAACACCCCAGCTTAAAACATCGTTAGTATTAACTTGCAGGTAATATCCGGCAATACTCCCTTGGGACTCTTGGTTGCTTGATTGATCTGAAGGATCTCCTGTGCTACCCACAACTCCTGTTGGAGTTCCGTTAACTCTTGTTCTAAATAACACGTTACACCTGTTGGTATTTGTAAAGGTGTGAATATTAGCGTTAATTTCTACAAGTCCTGTGAAATTACAGGTTATTGAATTTAAACCAGTGTTGACCGTGAAATTACCGTCATCGTTTATTTGTTGAACGGTTCCTGCTATCGGTAATGTTGTTATGTAGTTGCCGGTATCGGCGTTTAAATTTGTACTGGTATCTGTGTTTAGAAGTTGAACGGTATCTTGAATTACAGATAAGTCACCAGCCGTTAATGCCGCGATGTCGGCTGTGTTTTGTGCAATATTTGCTGTGTTGGTGGTAATGTTAGCCGTATTGGTCGCCACACTGGTTTGCAGTGTGGCAATGTCCGTGTCATTACTGGATATGTTCGCCGTGTTGGTCGCAATAGCTGTTGCATTTAGGCCGATGTTGGTGGTGTTGGTTGCAACGTCAGTTTCAATATCCGCAATATCTGAGGCGTTAGTCGCAATGTTGGCCGTGTTTGTCGATATATTCCCAGCGTTGGTGGCTATATCAGTAGCGTTCGCCGCAATGCTTGTTGTGTTGCTAGTGATATTAGCGGTATTAGAGCTAACGTCATTTTGCAGCGCAACAATATCTGCTTCAGCGGATGTTAAATCTGCTTGCAGAGTGCTTATTGATGACGTGTTGCTGGTAATGTTCGATGTGTTATTTGCTATCGCCGTGGTGTTCGTAGCGATGTTTCCGGTGTTAGTACCTATTTGGCTTGTGTTGTTCGCAACAGACGTTTGAAGAGTTGTTATTGCGCTAGTGTTGGTGGCGATGTCCGTGGCATTCGTGGTGATGTTTGTTGTGTTCGTGGCGATGTTACCAGTGTTCGCCGTAATGTTAGTGCTGTTAGCGTTAACCTGAGCTTGCAAAGCTACCAAGTCGATACCGCCAGTTAGCGCCGCAATATCAGAAGTGTTCTGGTTAACCTGAATGGTCAGGTTGGTAATGTCCGTCGTGTTCGTGGCAATGTCGGCGGTGTTAGTTGCCACCGTGGTATTCAAAGCGGCAATATCAGCGGTATTGGTGGTAATGTTGGTAACATTTGTAGCTATATTGGTCGCATTTGTACCAATACTGGCAAGGTTTGCGGCAATATCAGTGGTATTGGTGGTAATCGCTGTAGCGTTATTAGCTATGTCAGTTTGCAATAGCAGGATGTCAGCGGCATTCGTGGCAATGTCACCGGTATTAGTGGTGATGTTGGTTGCGTTTGTCGCTACCGATGTTTGCAGAGCAAGGATGTCAGCGTCATTGCTGGTAATATTGGCCGCGTTGGTGGCAATGTTAGTCGCATTCGAAGTTATCGCGGCGGCGTTGGCTGCAATGTCAGTAGTGTGGGCAGTTGTTAACGTTTGAAGTGCTGTTACATCAGTCTGAATATTCGATATGTCAGTGGTATTTGTTGTGACTTGCGTAGACAAGTTTCCCACAGTGACATTGATTGCAGCGTCGAAGTTATAAAGTTCAATGAAGTTAGCATTCAGCTTATTAGCTTCAGCACTCCAAACAGTGTTTGTGAGAATTACTTGTCTAGCCATAACAATTCATATCGGTCATGGGTTCTAAAATGTAAAAACCCAATAA